TTGCTTCTTTGGTTTTCTCCAATTGATTGATGACTTCCATCGCTGATGGTGGCAGCATGGTTTGCATCTCCGAAGATTTATTGTACAGATTGGATACGTTGTCATAAGAAAGCTTGGCTACCTCAGGCACCAATCCTTGTTCGATTAGATTCAGGAACTCATCAACTGCGCTGATGTGTATCTGTTGCTCATCGGATGTAATGATCTGCGTGTACTGATGCAACTCAAGATCGCTGTCAAAGATACGCCACTCAATCTGATTCGTGCCTACGCAAATGGATTGCTGTACCCCTTGCCAATACCATTGGCGTGGAAGTACACCATCCCAGCGCTTCTTGGTTGTCTTGATTTCAAATGGCATGCCGTCTGCACTAATTGCATCAAGTGTCGCAATCATGCGGGCATCACCATTCTCAAAGCAATACATAATGTCTGGAGTATTCAAAACAATTTCTTCTAGATCTGCCGTCCATTGAATAAGGACTGGTTCAAGTCTGTTGCCACGCTCCATTGCAGCATTGGCCTGCTTTGGTTGTGGTGCTTCCTCTGCCAAGAGTTCTGTTGCGAGATCTCCTGCCGTCATATATTCGTGCTCACCGTGCACGGCTGCTGCGCTTGATGCTGCGATACGGGAGAGTCCGTTGTGGTCACGCCACCGTACCTCCAACCATTCTTTGCTGCCATGTTGTGGCTTGTTGATTGTGTATCTCATGTTCTTCCTTTCGTGTAATACAAACGTATCACGTCAAGGGGATGGACACAACCTTTGATTCGAGATTTATTTGGAGACACTTGAATTCCTTGACCATCGCCGTGGGTATATGTAGGACATGATCAACGTCATCGTTTGAGGTGATGCTCTGGAATATGGTGATGTGCCCTTCCTTGCCACCATCTGACTGGGATAGTAGAAATCCTGCCGTGCGCACGAGCACGGGATCTTGGTCAAGGTCACGTATGTTGGTCCACGTTTCCCCGCCCGAGTGCGCGTCCGTCCACGTCACATATATATAGGTCAGTTCATTCTTCGTCATCGTCTAGTTTCTCCCCGCAAATCGGGGCGCGCGGGAGCACACCTTTATTTACGCACGCGCACAGGCGCGCGCGTGTGTGCGTCATGATTGTGCCTTTGGTAGGTATTCGTAACTGGCGTGCGACATGGACATGATTCGTCCTTCGCGGGTTATTGCTATCCAAGTCGGGGCATCAGGGTCGCAGAGACACGAGGCCATCTTTGTGTCATCATATTCAAGAATCGCGTCGCACTTGTTGCAGCGAAGTCTCATAGCCAGCACACGTACTCTGCGGTTACCCGCCCTTTGTCTGGGTCAATGAAGTGGATACGTTGCGATGGTTTACCTACGGCAGCAATGAATGTGCGTGCGTATTCGTTGTGTGATTCTGGTGAACCCGTAACAAAGATACGCCCACCATTAGCCATAGTCAATGCGGTTGGGGTGTGGAAGTGCCCCATGTAGCAATCATCAAATGGTTCTACTACACCCGTGGACCAAGCTGATACTTTGCGCAAGATGTTTCCGAATGAACCGATCTCGTCACCGTGCACCAATAACACTTTGTAGTTTCCGATATGGAAGATCTGATACCAATCATCCGACATCTGCCACTTGACGTGCTTGATATCTTTGCAGTTGTTTGCAGCAATTTGGTAAGCCATGCGATCAATGTTGTCACCTGCTGGCATCTCACCTTTTTTACCTAGTCTGCCATGGTTGCCAAACTCACACACGACTGTGACTTTCTCAAACGATTGGGCAAGCGAGCGGATAGCCCCTTCAATAATACGAACCACCTCGAACATTTGTTCGTACAGATGTGCACCTATCTCATACTGCTGCCCTGGAAATATACCGACGCCTTCCACCATGTCGCCACCCAGCATGACCACACACTCCTTTACTGGATGGTGTGCTCGCTGGATCTCGGTAAGAGATAGCACTTTCTTAATCATCTCCTCTATGCGAGAGGACAACGTAGGGATGTCATACGAAACAGTTTTCTTGCCAGCTTGCCAGTCGGTAAGATGAACAAGAGCTACCTCTGGCTTGCTCTTCCTTGAATCTTTGAGTGGAGGAATAATCTTTGGGCGTGGTGTGGATAACAACGAGTTAGCTGCTGCCTCATATACAGCCTCTATCAAGTTGGCTGTCTTAAACTTGGCCTTAGCTTCAGCTCTTTGACTATAAAGCAACGCCTTCTTCAATTCAATTAGATTACTTTCAAGTTGAATAACCTCATTGAATTTACTCACGTTACCTCCAGCGCTGGATGGTCATGTTGGATACTTGCACCCCGAACTCTCTAAGGGTAGAGCCAATAGCTGCCGATGAAATAGATTGATCTTTCAAGGCTGCCTCAAAATCTGCATACGATTCTTTATCCAGCAATTGTTTGATTGCTTCCCGTGGATTTACTTTTATTTTTGTCTTTAATGATTCTTTGAATTTGCTCATGTTTCCTCCCGTTTGTTAAGTGCAGCCCAGAGGGTAAAGGAAGGGAAGAACCAAAACCCCTCTGAGCTGCGATCAAACTATAGTACACATGTTGCAACTTGGCAAGCATTACGCTACTGTGTGAACACAATTTACTAGACGCATGGTTGTGCCCCTGTCGCAAGGGGTGGGACGTAAACAGGGGAACCTGGGTCGATTGCCATGTCATGTGGCAAAGCGCTGTGATTGAAATAGGGAGTCGGACTGAGGCAACCCGACGGGGGGTACAGACGGGTCTATCTAACCGTGGGTATGGTCGCCAACATGGTCGTTGAGTTTCTTCTCAACCTTGTCCACCTTCGTTTCAACTCTTCCTACACTTCTGTATATATGTTGCAACATTCCTGCAACTACAGCGTGATCACTTTTGTTCTCTTTACGAAACTGCGCAATAAGGGTGACGAGTACCCCACCTACCGCTGTTACAACAGCAGAGAGTATTAACGCCCAACCACCGTCCATGTCATACGGCTTTCTGGCTATCCAGCCACGCTTGCACCGCTGCTGGCACTTTATCTCCCTGTGTATATCGCAGGTGCCAAGGTTCTTCTGGCACTACCTCCCATGAAAACCCAAAGTCAAGTGCGTTCTTGAGCATCCACTCAAAGCGTTTACCAGATGCTTCACTAATATCCACAGCAATACCAACGTTGTGCTGCGACGTGCCAGGAGCAGCCAAACTAGCAAGCTTCTCAGATTTCTTGTACCACTTAACACCATCCCAAGTACGGGTTGATGCACCAGCAATAGGTTCCTTTTGATAGCGTTGCAAGAACGCCGTAGTTTGCATCTCTAACGATCGGTATGTATCCCCAGCAGATGTGGGCTTAAACGGTTTGATGCCGTCAGCCAACGCCTTTGCACGCATCGCATGGTATGCGTCAGCTGCGCGCCAATGTAGCTTACCGTAAGGTTGTACGTCTCGAAGTAGGGAAGCTGGAAGGGCTCCAGGCTTTACACCTTTAAGATCCGCAGGCAGTACAACCTTAACGATAGGCCACTTAGACATTACTTCTTTTTCTTTGCTGTACCAAACGCTGCAGAGATTTCATCAGCTGTAAGTTCACCATCTACTGATGCAGCAGCAAGTTTCTGTACCACACCAAACAAGGCTGTAAGACCTGCAACACCTGCCGACTTGATCACATCAACACCGAGGATTGCTCCACCTGTAATGATTGGTAAGGCTGATGCAATGAATAACGATACGAGTCGTTGTCCAAGGTCTAAAGCTTTTGCAATTGCTGAGTTCATTCTGTGTCCTTTTGTGTGAGGGATATAACTGAGTGTATTAAGATACCTACGCCCGTAAGAAGCATAGCTTGTCGCAAAGTAGGGCCCGATAAGGTAATTAAAACCATGCCAGTACCCACCCATGTCCAAGTATTTTCCATTACATACGTGATAACTCGTTTCATTAACGTCTAATTCTAGTAGATGGCATTGCTGCGATAAGCGCCCCAGCAGCTACAAGGGTTCTGCGTGTCTTGACTGGGATGCTCGAGCCCGTAGGTACGTAGTCCTCAAACTCAGAGCCAAAGATGTCAATGGTTTTCTCAAACGCTTTCTTTACCTTGGTAGGGGCCTCTTGAATAACTGCCGTAAACTCTTCTAACTGTTCCTCAGTTAGTTCCTTTACGTCAATCTGCTCAAACAATTCCTCTGCTTGATCCTCCGTAATGGCAGCTAACACCTCAGGGCTTGAGGCAATCTCAGTAGCTTGATCTGAGGTAATCTCTGCAGCCAACACCTGGGTAATAGCAGCAACAATCTGCTCAGGTTCAGCCTCAACAAAAGTATTTAAGATCTCCTCTATCCGTTCGTCAGTAACTGGCTCATTAGCTGGGATATCAGGTAAGGTAGTAGATGATGACAACTGTGGCGATTCTTCTTCTGTATCTTGTGTATATACCCCTAGCGGTTCTGTTGTTGTTGAGGCATCTGTTTCGTCAAGAACAATCTCTTCAGGAACGGTATCATCAGGAAGAGTTACTTCAGGAAAAGTTACATCAGGTTCAGCAATATCTCCAGGAAGACCGTCAGGATCGGTTATAAATGTTTCAGGTTCTGTGGTGTCGGGTACGGTTATGGTTTCGGGTAGGGTCACGAATGTTTTTGGTTCGGTTGTGTCAGGTACAGTTATTTCTTCGGGGTCGGTTATAAATGTTTCGGGTTCGGTTGTCTCAGTTACGACAACTATGGTTTCGTCTACGGTTATGTTGGTTGCGGGCAGAGTCTCGATGGTGGGACTAATTGTTTCTTGAGGTCCTCCTAACTCCACTTCTATTACTTCAGGCTGGGTCGTGGTCGTGGAAACTATTACTTCTGTCGTTGTCGTCGTTCCCGTTGGTACTGGTAAAGATGTCGTGGTCGTCATTACAGGGACAGTCGTTTGAACAACAGTAGTAATACTTGTCGTCGTTGGGATCGTGAATGTTGTACTTGACTCCCATGATGTGGTGGTCTCCTGAACTGTAGTAGTACTAGATGTAGTAGTTGTTAATGCGATTGTAGTAGTAGTACTACTAGATGTAGTAGTGGTAGGTATCCCGTTAGTTGTGAACACTTCATCTGGCACTATCGCCCAGCCTTCGTTGTCGATTTTCCATGCGAGCATGATGCACGAGTTCCCGCCATGCTCATACATCCACACATTGAAAGCGTTGCTTCCAGCTTCTAGTGTGAGTTCGCCTGACATCATCCATGAGCAACCTTGGTCGTTCCAGTTGCCGAATGTGTTGCCGTCAATCTCCATCTCGCCACCATCATCCGTGGCGAGCATAAACTCTATGGTGTCGTGTTCAGGTATGTCAATAAAGCCTGTCATGTGGACCATGAACAAGTCATCGGTGCAATCCTCGAATAGTTCGTAGTCGTAGTTGCGGTTGATGTTGTTCTCAACCTCTGTTCCGCAAACTAGATATTCGGTGTCCGACTGGATCGGCGGTATTTCGTCAATCGTGTAGTAGACGGTTTCGATTCCTGGGATTGGTTCAGCGTTGGCGTTCTGTGGTATTAACGCAAACAGGATTGCTGGTAGCGGTATCAGCCAGCGTGTTAGACGAGTTCTATCCACTGCTTGTTTAACTCCGCCGTTATTTATTTTTTGTTTGGGTCGTATGAAAACCAACCCGTAATTATGTATTTAGTCTCAGTACTTGACACACACCCCCTGTGTGGATGTGTCCATCCAGCAGGGAACAAAATAGTCAGTCCTTTTTCTGCTGGAGTTTTAAATTTATGTTCAGTAAATTCAGTTTCCCCCCCATCGGTCACTGTATTTAAATAGGTTTGAAAAACTAAAATTCTATGAGATGTCTCCACGCAGTTATTCTCGCAATGAATTTTATGAAATCCTTGAGATGGATTATATTTTTGTATATTGATGTTTTCTACTATGCTCCAAGGGTGAAGTTGTTTACTTATAGATTTAAACTCGTCTTTATATAATTCAACAAATGCGCTTAGCCAACATGTGTATGCATAAAGAGATTGATTTTGAGCAATTTCGTCATAAAAATTAATACTTAGGTCAATAGAATCTTTAATTAACTTATCGACAATCCCTGCCCCACATTTTCCTTCTGTATGTTTATCTTGGTTGTTTTCAAATAATAAGATTAAATCATCACAAAGTTTTTCAGGAACATACCAACCTCTTATATAGTTGGGGTTTTTATTATGCTTAAAAGGTGTTAAATTTTCAATCATTATTTATTTTATTTTTTAACAACTCTTAAACAATTAAAACCCAATTCTGTGTGTCTTCGTTCCACACATATCTTGGGTCAACTATTTCTGATGTGATTAAAGGTTTCGGGGTTGGTGGTTGCCAATCAAAGTTGTCGTCTAAAATCCACGATGGGTATGGTTGTGGACGGATGAACACATCGTTTACAGGGTCATAGGTCATACCTGCACCAGCATATTGTTTTCTAATATTATTATGATAACTTGTCTGTACCCATTTACCACCAAATAAATCGTGGCAAAACTGTGCGCCTTTAGATTCGGTTTCAACACCGTCAATTAGAAGTTCGTTGTTATGTACAACAATTACTTGTTTTACGATATTGTTTTCGTCTAGTTCTGCGAAGTGTGCCATCAGAAAGTAATACTCCCTGATGCCGTAAATTGATAAATATGATAATCGTTAACTGTGCTGTAAGTAGGGCTTCCTGTTGTATTTAAGGCAGCCCTATATGAAGTAGGGTACCTAAGGACAACTATTCCAGAATTACCATACTGGGCATTATTCCCACCATCTCCAGTATTGTTTCCACGGCTTCCTCCGCTAGTACCATTACCTCCACCTTGAGCATAAGTTATAGAAGTACCAGTGATTGAATTAGTTCTACCTGCTCCACCAGCGCCTCTTGTATATACAAAGTTGTTTCCATCAGCGTTGCTTTCACCACCTACCCCACCTGCACCACCACCAGCACCCGAAGTGCCTGCATAATTTCCTGGTCCATTAAACAAACAGCCACCGCCTGCATGGCCTTGGTCTGCTGTGCCTGGTTGACCTGCTATATAAATATTGGTTGAACCATATGCATAACCACCAGAACCTCCACCTGAACCGCCAGTTTCTGAACCGTTGTAATAATATACACCGTCACCACCGCCGCCTTTTACTCTAAGAAAAATAGAAGCATCTGTTGCTTTAGTTACTCTAGAATCTGTTCCTGCATAAGCACCGCCAGCACCAACAGTCACCGTATACAGGTCGCCGCCAACTACCGAAAAAACGCTTTGTAATGTTCCAACTGAACCACCCGTATTTGCAACAGTGCTTTTCATACCACCAGCACCACCAGAGCCGTAACCACCTCCTGCGACAATAAGATAATCAACTGTGTCAGTTGCTGGAGGACCATCATCTGTCGGCATCCAAGCCGAAGTGTAAGTAGAAACCCGTGAGCGAGAACCAAATTTAGACATCGCTAAACCCTACGAAATCTGATTAACGTAACCAGTAAGCAAAATCACATCAGCAGTCCCAGCAAACGCCTTCACAACTTTCGTGTTCTGCAAAATCAAACCAGGAACCACCAAAACAAGACCCGACTCCGCAGCAATATTAAGTTCGATATTCCCATCAGCAGCCGTAGCAGTACCCCACTCCAATGTAAGTTTCACAGCCGCAGCAGAAGTATTATTTGCGTACAACCAAATCTCATCAAACAAACCAGCAGTAGTAACCGTCGTGTACGCAGTATGAACCGTCACCGTCGAACTAGTATTAGTACCCGTAACCTTGATAGCCAAACCATCAGTAGAACCCGACAGTTTTTTCTTAGTAAATGTTGCCATTGTTATCTCCTATGTTAACCGAAAATTTGTGAACCCAAAACGATAGCCGAATCATCACCAGAACTAATACCCGAAGTTGGTGCAACAGCCCAAGCAGCATCCGTACCGTTAGATGTTAGCAAATAACCCGCAGTACCAATAGCAATACGGGTGGGATTAGCGGACGCATCTAACGTTAGTAGATCGCCACGAGTAGTCAAAGTCGACGTGAACTCGTTTGCTTGATCAGCGTCAGTAGCGGTAAAGACTGGATAGCAAGTAGCACCAGCAGAATGTGAACTAGCTGAAGTGCCATCTACGCCACGAGTAATTGAAGATAGGGATCCAGTTGATCGAGAACCAACAAGAACTTTTTCTTCTGTTGACAAACCTGGATCAATGACCATGTGGAAAGGTCCACCTGCAGTTGTAGGCCAGTTAGTTACCGTTCCAGTAAGTGAAGCGGTTGTATCACCAGAAGTAATAGAGCTAGTAAGAGTGCACGCTGGTGCTGCACCTGCATACGATCTCCTAGTTACTGCTGCCATTTATTCTCCTAATCCTGTACTGATCTCATTGTAACAACACAGACACCCTCAAGGTTCCACTTTCCTTGGATGCCGTCAAGAACTTGAAATTCCAAGTCCTCTACGACTACCGAAAAGGTCTCCGTATTCTCTTGATAGTTTACCACACGTGGATTCGTAACTAAGTTCCTTAACAGGGTTAGTTCGCTTTCTACATCTAAGTAGTATTCAATGCCGTTGATTACTTGTTGGTGATGCATAAGTAGGGGCACTTTGAACACCTGGCTTCGGGCTGGCGAAGCGTAGGCTCGAGCCATCCAACGTGTTACGGTTGGGCCAGTAGTAGTGGAACCCCTAGTAAAGTCCAACCTAAAAGAAGCTTCAATGAATTTAGCTTGCGGACCAGTAGCAACAGACTCAGTAGCTGACGCAACATTGTGTGCTGTCATTGCTGTATACGTTCCAGTATCACTAGAGATATACGGAGTTACCGTACCAGCTAGTGGGGTGCTGCGGATATCAAACTTAGCTACAAACTTTCTATCTGGAATACCCCACCTGTAAATGCCAGTAGTAATCGAACCAGATGCAACAAGGTCTGTTGATTCGGCGTAAAGTCCTACACCAGAAATAGCAAACAATCGTTTTGAGTTAAATGTTCCCGCAGCCTGAACCGTACCGCCAACGCTAGCCATTAAGTCGGAAGCGTAAGCTGGGACGTTAACCGCGGTAAAGGTTGAAAGATCTAACCGTCCAAGCCCTGATGTTGAAGCAGCAAAGTCTGACCAAGTAAACCAAACAAAATTACCTTCAGCAGTAAATTGATTTATGTTCCCACTAGTCGAAATAAGAGCACCAGTAGTTAAGTCTCCGTTGTTATCTGCAGTTGCAAACCGCACACCTTTGTTTGTACCAATCAATACGCCGTTAAGATACGAGCCAAGATGTGTTGGGATTTCTCCAATCGGTAAATCAAGTGCGACCACAGGTGTGTCCAGTACTGCAGCACTAGAAATTGTAATCTTGTAAATTGCCCCACGGTTGCCTGTAGATCCAGCTACGTAAATAGCGTTAGGGCCAGATGATGAACCTAACCAAACCCAGTCAGTTAGTGGATGTGTGTAGTCCGCAGCTCCTACGTTGCCTTTAGGATTGTAGTAAAGCTTGTGATGGTTTGCACTGTTACCGCCAGTAACAATAAAAAATCCTTTTGACAAATCCACGTAGCCAAACTCTTGACCATAAGCAACGTTGACTGGTGTGTGACTTGAAGGTACTTTCCATAATCCATACGAATTAGTTGTGCCTGGATACGTTAAGTAAATAGATGATCCGTCACTAACCATGTCGCGTGGCGTACCAGTAGGTAGCCCAGTTACAGCTGTCCATGTTGGACTCGATGCATATGGGTTTGTTGAATAGTAAAGATTCGTACCGTCTAAGAAATAAACTTCTGTATCTGTTGTAGCAATCTTTAAGTTTGTGCCAGTAGCAGACTTTGACAGGGCCACAGTTTTAAGCAACGAGATCTGACCCTTAGTCCACGGATCAATACCCTGACTTGTATAAAACCTATAATCTTGTGCTTCTGCTGTGTCGGCATACTTCTGTCCAGCACCCAGATGCCACGATGATTCGCCACGACGCCACAAACCTTGTGGGTTAATTGCTGCTTCGCCTGGCGTGGTTGACTGATCAACCGAATCTCGAACCCTAGGTTCAAATCCACGCGAGAACATATTTGATTTGGAATCTACAAGAAACGGCCTTGAGTCAATTGCAACAGGAAAAATATCTGGAACCAAAGAACTACTTTCCTTTCCTGCAAAGTAAGGAACGGCTGGATAGTAGGCATCCGTATACCGTAGTACTAAAGACACGGATCATTCCCTTGTCAAGAATGTTGGGTATGACCGCATTAAGCGAGCAGCCTCCGCAATGATTCTGTCTCTCCGTAGTTGTCTTAATGCTGTCGCGGAGTTAGTAATTGCGCCTGATGCAACCTCTTCTGCCCTACGAGTATCCCCTTGCGATTCAACAAAGTTGCGTTTAATTTCACGTGGCGCCATCAACCTAAGCTGTGTACCTACAACAACAATGTCCTCTACTGATTCCTGTATCCCACAGTCTGTGTTGAGGTTAGTCGCCTCAGTAGTAACCGAAGCGTAAGGTGCTTTGTAAACAATACGAAGTCTGCCTGGGTATACAGCTTGATCAAACTTTAAAGCAAAACTAGAAGCAAAGTCATCTGTTGGCAGGTCGCGAACAAGTTTTACCTTACGAGCAACTGGATAGTCGTCGGTTAGATACCGAACAGATACGTTTAAGATGTCAATAACATCGGTAGCAGAAGTTAGATTAATCATTCTGTCTGTACCGTTGTACGTAAAGTTTAATGTTTTGACCTGAAACAATCCATTGACTGGAGATGAAAGATCTAATACTTCATCATTGATGGCTTCAAGAACTTGTGCTCTTGGGAATCTAGGGTTAACAGTAACCAATGCGCCAGACGTATGCGCAGCTGCGGTAGTTCCGTTAAACCCACGTTCTACAGTTAATGTTTTTGTTACCGTATCAGCAGCCCAAATATAAAACACTTCGGATTCAATTTCAAAAATCTGCCCAGCGCGCAACCCCTCAAGGGCGTACGTGCAAACAATACTAGTAGCAGAACTGTTTACGGTAGAGGCCAGCTTGTTGCGAGCCTCCACCGTTCCAGATAAAAGCTGTCGCAACGCTTTGTTAATAACCGTTGCTGCAGTTGTCATTACTTCTTTTTCTTGGCTTTCATCTTCATCTTCATCTTCATCTTTTCTTTCTTAGCCATTGCCATACCTTTTGGGGTGTAAGCAAATTCTTTTTTTCCTACTTTTGGCATTACTTGCCTTTCTTGTTCTTGTTTCGCGCGGATATTGCTTTAGCCTTAGACCGTGCATCCGCCTTAGACGAAGCACCCCAAGCCTGTAAAGATAATAGCAGTCTTGTTGGTTTACCTTTTTTATCTCTTTCAGGTCCTGGTGCATTACCCATGCGTGCAAGAAACGATGCACGGCGTGGATTGTCTCCCGCTTTAACTGGGGCTTTCAAAGTTCCACCCTTGTACGAGGCTCGACCTTTTGCATTGAGCCCACCCGCAGGATTTTTTCCTTCTTTGCGCTGCCATGCTGGTGATTTCATTAACGATACCTCTTTGTTTTTTGTGCAATATTTTTAGGTTGCTTTACAAATTGCTTTCCTTTTTTGTTTCCTTCTGCTTTGGTTTTGTTGGTTGCAGCTTTCTCTGCTGGACTTAACGAAGCCCATGCAGCAGAAGGCAGATACCGTTTCTTACCCTTAGATGGTTTGCCGTCAGACGTACGCCATTTCTGTGCTGTCCAATTCTTTAACGACTTTTGAGATTTAGCTAATGCCATTACTTGTAACCACCACCAGCTTTTTTATATTGAACCGCAAGTAGCTGGGCTTTGCGTGCAGACCATTCACCAGGATCTCCACCTTTACTACCAGCTTTGATTTTATTAAACAAACGTTTACGCATCTCAGGTTTGGTGTAGTTCCCTGCTTCGTTTACCTTTGATTTTTTTGCTTTCATTTAATACCTATCCCCGTCTCAACTTGCCATTTATGTTCTGCTTTTTTTTCAACTTCAGCTGCACCGTCAATTCGTTTTGGTTGCAAACCTTCTCTTCTCAAACGCTTATAAGCTGGCATATCTTTTTGCCAGTTGCGCTCTACTTTGTTTGTTTGCTCTACTTCCTTCCCACGCGTAGTGGTGCTGTTAGTACCCATGCGTATATTTGCAACACGACAACCAAAGCAACCATCAACATCTAAAGTTGGATGTGTCTCTGCATGCTTCATGTTATGTTTGCTCCATACCCAGCTGCTGTTAGGTTTGCTACTTCTTCATCCGTTAATGGAATTACGTGTGAACCAAGATAAACCTTAACTACCGTGCCGTCTCTTGGATCATTAATTGTATACGAACCATCCTGTAGTTCAAAGAGATTCTCCACTCTGATGCCGTTAGGTAGACGAGCAAACAATCGTTTACGTGGTTGCCAGCTAATCTCTGAGTACCCTTCGACGAAAGCAAAGTTTGTAGTTTGTGGAACCCTAAACATGCGAGACTTAACCCATGTAGCGTTTTGACTTACGGCACCGACACCAGAGCCTGTAGCTGTTCTAGGAAGCGATTCTATTGCGGTGGCTGTCTGGGTACCAACACCTGATCCTGTCGCCGTACGGAGCGCTACAACGATTCTGGTAGCAGCCTGTGTGCCAAGACCAGACCCTGTTGCTGTTCTTGGTAGAAGTTCTATCGCTGTAGCTGTTCCAATACCAAGTCCACTACCTGTGGCGTTCCTTACTAAACCACGAATAAATACTGTTGAAGAAGTTCCAGTACCGCTACCCGTTGCTGATCTAAAAAGAGACAAAAATGGATCTGCGTCACCAGAACCCGTGCCAGATCCTGTGGCGGTGCGAGCCAAAACTTCTTTGGTTGTGCTTGTTGATTCACCTGCTGTACCACTACCTGTAGCAGTACGGATAACTATAAGTAATTTAGTTGCTGTTTCTGTGCCAAGACCAGAACCAGTAGCAGTTCTTGCATATACTGCAGGACCTAAGTAGTAACGACCACCAGTTAAATATGGGAACGAATAGTCAGTTAACCCAGTAAGACGTAACTGGTTAGAACCAGAAGTTATTGCGCTATCAGCGCCAACACCAGACCCTGTAGCTGTACGTAATACTATTCGTACCCCAGAAGCCGACTCGGTTCCAGTTCCTGAACCAGTACCAAGTTTTGCTTTTGTTGTAAACGCAATTACAGTTTCTGTACCAAGACCAGAACCGTTAGCAGCTGTTTGTTTTATTGGTGCACCTACATAATAAGCACCACCAGTTAAATATGGGAACGAATAATCGGTTAATTTACCAATACGTAGTTGAGTAGGTCCCGAAACAGTTACTTCGGTGCCAACACCAGATCCTGTAGCGGTACGTAGTACTACACGTACACCATAAGCTAATTCGGTTCCAGTTCCCGACCCAGTACCAGACTTTGCTTTTATTACAAGTTTATTTGCAGTCTCTGTACCAATACCAGAACCAGTAGCAGTTAATTGAAATATTAACGCACCAATGTATAAACCCGTGGCGGGTTTATACGGTGATGAATATTTTGTAAGTGTGCCCTGAAAAGCAGCCATAGGGTTTACCCCCTACGACTAATCGAGAGACAGGGTTAGTGTAGTAATTTGGAAAGTATCGCCAGCAGTTACAGCAGCCGATGCTGACAATGCACCAGTCCACAAAGCATTACCTGCGGTTGACGCATCCCACAACGACCAATGTGTATAAGTTTCTGTAGTAGAAACGTTAGTCCACTCAATAGTTGCGCTAGTTGCGATAGAGCCAGATGCAGCAGTAGCCCAAGCAGCAGATTTGCGTGTTGCTTCTGTAGCAGCATTTGATGTTGCTGCCTCACCAGGATCACCAGTATGCAACTTTACATAAACTGTTGTTGGCATAGTCCAAGCAGTTTTGCCTGTGGTATGTTCCAGAATTTTTAGTTCAGCATAATTAGAAATTGACATAAGAACCTTTCAACAAAAAGAGTATAGCAAAACCCCCCGCCCAGATGAGGAAGGGCGGAGGGCTTTGACTAATTATTAGACGGCGTTTGCACCGATGCTTGAAGCCGATTCGATTCGACGAAGCGAAGCCTCGCGGAAGCGACCGTAGCCACCAAGCCAGTACCAACCGAGTGGTTGCAGACGCATCAAGATATCTGTGACATTGCCACGGACAATCTTCGGTGTTGCGCCATTGCCATCTTGTGTGCTGAACGCCTTAGCAAGAGCCTGACGACCCATGATAAGAGTTGCATACG